TGGCCCCACCCCCCGGCCACAGTGGCCGCCCTTGATACTTCACTGATACTAAAAAGCGCTTCGCATCTAAGCGAACCAGATCCTCGAATGGCTTGTCTTGCAGTTTCAGGACCGGGTCTGGACAGGGACGCCGAGGCCAGCAGCATCACGGCTTTCGAGATTGCCCGCTGGATGGAGGCGGGCTGCGATCTGACGCTCGACATCCTGCCGGTGATTGCCGCGAAAACCCGCGATGCGCGATCTGCCCCGATCCGGGGCTGGTCGTTCTTCACCCCCGCCATTCTGGAAGCCAAAGCCCGCCGGGAAACGCCCCTACCCCAAACGAAGGAAATTGCTGATGAACACGCAAGCACCCCACGAAAAGCCAAGCACCACAAATCCGCTGCCCGCGATAGCAGCAATGCCTGGAACGCCGCTGTTGAAAAAGCTGATCGGGCACGGGCCGCGCAGACCGACCCCGACGCCTGAGGAAATCGCGCTGATCCAGCCGGTGACCAAGCTGCTGGCAGCGTCCCTGATCCCCGCCAAGCCCGCACGCGCGGCGCAACTGATCACCCGGCTGATCGGGCATTACCCTCAACAGGCGGTAAGCGACGATATCCGCGCCGGGATTGCCGAAGACTGGCTTGAGGATCTGGCACATCTGCCCGAGGATGTCATCGATGCGGCATGCGCAGGCTGGCGAAGGGCCGAGAATAAATTCGCACCGACGCCCGGGCAGTTTCTGGCCATCGCTAACCCAATCGTCACCATCCGCCGATTTCTGGCCCAGCAAGGCGCGCAGATGATTGGCCTGCCCGAGGCCAAGGCACCGCAGCCAGCCGTTCGGAGGGAGGCGCCATGACCCTGACCGCCCGCGACATCGAGGATCGCTTTGAGGAGGCCGCCTACACCCTGCGGCGCCTGCCCGAGACGGACCGGCCCCGTGGCTATGGCTCGTCCTGGCCGCCGGTGGTGCAGGAGGCCAAGCATGCCTACGGCTACACCCCCGAGGCCCCGATGCGGGTGATCCCCAGCGCTGCCGCGATCAGCCGGATGGAGGAATGCTTTGACTGGCTGATGCTGGTCAATCCCGAGGATGCCCGCATCATCTGGCTCCGGGCAGACGGCATGCGCTGGCGGCAGGTCTGCATCCGAGCTGGTGTGGTGCGTTCGACTGCCTGGCGGCGCTGGGCAGCGGCACTTTTGACGATTGCAAAGAAGCTGAATTCCCAAACGAAAACAAAGCGCAAGCTGAAGCTGCCGGAGCCTGCGGTTTCCACACCCGGCGGAAACCCGCGCCAAAGCGTGCCCAACACGCAGGATAACCCGCAGAACACGTTGAACTTCAGGCGAGACATTTCTTCCGGTTCTGAGGCATAAAAGCGATAGGCTGGTGGAACATATGGGCGACAGATCGACCGCTTCCCCAAGCCCTTATCAGGCGCTGCCCCTCGCTCCCCCGGCCTTGGTTCCACCCTGGCCGGACCTGTATGCGGGGGGCAGAGGCGCGGTAAGTCTCTAGCGTCAAACATTTTTTCTGGGTTCGCACCTTTGGGTGCGCACTTTGGGTGCGCAGGTACGCACCCGCCCTTCGATCGCCGTTTTCACCTCCCTGCTCTGCCTCAACTGGCCCGGTGTTCATCGCCGGGCCGTTCCTTTTTCAGGAGACCGCCCCTTGCAAATCGACATGATGCAAACCTCCCGGTTGGTGCCCTACATCCGCAATGCCCGCACCCATTCCGCCGATCAGGTCGCCCAGATTGCGGCCTCGATCGCGGAATTCGGTTTCACCAACCCGATCCTGATCGGCGAGGACGACGTGATCATTGCCGGGCACGGACGGCTGATGGCCGCGCATACACTCGGGCTGACCAACGTGCCAGTGATCGTTCTGGATCATCTGTCCGAGGCCCAGCGCCGCGCGCTGATCCTTGCCGACAACCGGATTGCCGAAAACGCAGGTTGGGACAACGCGATGCTGGCCTCGGAACTGGCCGCGCTGCGTGACGAGAACTTCGATCTGGACATGATCGGCTTTGACGAGGCTGAGTTGGAAGAACTGCTGGCAGGGTTTGAATTCAATGGGGATGCAGGTTTGCTGGGCGGCGACGGTCAGGCCGGTGGAGATGAAGGCCAACCGGCCACTTCGTCGACGGGCAGCCTCGCCGCCCGCTTCGGCATCCCACCCTTTTCGATCCTCGATGCCCGCAAAGGGTGGTGGCAGGATCGCAAGCGCGCCTGGCTCGACATGGGCATCCGGTCGGAACTCGGCCGCGGCGAGGGCGATCGCGCCTGCCCGGGCGGTAGCCCGATGCCCGGCAACGGATCGCGCAAGGATTACAAACCCGGCGCCGCCAGGGCGTTCAACGACGGCGCGGTCCTCGGCGGCGGTGGGTTGGCCGATCAGGTCGCCAAGGCCGCCACCGCCCGCCGCCAGAAAAAGGAGACCGCAAATGGCTAAATCCCTCGCCCGCACTTTCGGCCAGGACCTGATGCGTGGCGAGCATGTGGTCGGCGGCGACAAGACCAACGGCGGTGTGCTGATGCCGTCGCATTCGTCAGGCGATCCGAGCTTCTATGCCAAGAAGCGCGCCAAAGAGGCCGAGTTGGGCCATGAATTGACCACCGAAGCCTTTCTTGCCAATCACTACCAAGCCTCCGACGCCGCGACAGCGTCGGGCACATCGATCTTTGATCCGGTCCTGTGCGAAATCGCCTATCGCTGGTTCTGCCCGCAAGGCGGCACGGTGCTTGCCCCCTTCGCCGGTGGCTCAGTGCGGGGCATCGTCGCGTCCCAGCTTGGCCGGTCCTACGTCGGCATCGAACTCCGGTCCGAACAGGTTGCCGCCAATCAGGCGCAGGCGGCGCTGGGCGCGGGCCCTGCCCCGCAGTGGATCACCGGTGACAGCCGCGACATCGCCAGGCTGGCAAAAGGCGTCGATGCCGATCTGATTTTCAGCTGCCCGCCCTATTGGAACCTTGAGGTCTATTCCGATGATCCGGCCGACCTCTCCACCCTGGGCAAGGAGGCCTTCTTCGAGGCCTACACCCGGATCATCACCGGGGCCGTTTCCCGCCTGCGCGACGATCGTTTCGCGGTCTGGGTGATCGGCGATGTCCGCGACGCGGGCGGCTTCTTTGTCAACCTGCCGGGCAAAACGGTCGAGGCCTTCGAGGCCGCAGGCGCCCGGTTCTACAACGACGCGATCCTTGTCACCGCTGTAGGATCGCTGCCAATCCGCGCCGGGCGGCAGTTCACCGCCTCGCGCAAGCTGGGCCGGACCCACCAGAACGTGCTAGTCTTCTGCAAGGGCGATCCCAAGCGGGCGACCGAGGCGATCGGGCAGGTGGAATTTGGCGAAATCGACGAAGCCGACGGCACAACCGAGGAGGCACCCAAAGAATGACCACCCCAATTGTTCAAACCCATTCGGGGATCTGGGTGGTCCGCGACGACCTGCACCCCGGTGGCACCAGGGCCCGCTTCATCGGGCAAGTGTTCGACGGCGTGCAGGAGGCTGTCTATGCCAGCCCACCCGAAGGCGGCGCGCAAACCGCCCTGGCCCATGTCGCCCGGGCGCTGGGCAAGAAGGCGACGATCTTTGTGGCCCAGCGCGCGAAACCGCATGCCCGGACACTGGAAGCGGCACGCCTCGGGGCCAAGATTGTGCCGGTGGCGCCCGGATATCTCACCGTTGTGCAAAGCCGGGCGCGCCAGTATTGCCGCGACAGCGGGGCATCGCTGATCCCCTTCGGCGCTGACATCCCCGGCGCGACTGAGGCCCTCGCGGCGGCCGCACTTGCCACCGGTCTTGAACCGGACGAGGTCTGGTGTGCGGCCGGATCGGGCGTGCTGGCGCGAGGCCTGGCGCTGGCTTGGCCGAAAGGCCGGCTGCATGTTGTGCAGATCGGGCGAGCATTGGCGCCGAAGGATGTCGCAAGGGCTCGCATCCATGTCTATCCACGGGCCTTCGGACAGGTGGCCATCATTGGCGCGCCGTTTCCGGCTGACCCGCACTACGACGCAAAGGCTTGGGAGCTGTGCGTGGCGATGCGCGGGCCGGGGCAGGTGCTGTTTTGGAATGTCGCGCCATTGCCCCGGCCCTGATCGACGCTGTCAGTGCAGCATATTTCCTAGCCCAGTCCGTTCGAAAGCAGCCTTCATCGCCGGATCAAACCTTGGATCGATTCGCGCCGGGCCATAGCCGTTGGCCCGATTCCAAGCATCGATCTCACGCAACTCATCGGCAAACTCATCCTGCGACGCGGCCTCCTTTAGGGTCGTGTCGCCCTCGCAAAAGCTGAAAATCATCAACCGGGTCGGATTGGCCCATGTCCCGAAATACGACGCATCCTGCGCCGTATCGACCTGCGCCCAGCCCCTCTCATAGCTGCAAAGCCCGAAATCATAGACGTAGCGATCGCCGGGGCAGAATTCCCGGGTGATTTTCATGCGGCTACCTGCGCGCGAACGGTGATGGCGATCACGCAAAGGTCGCGGTAGCGCGCCATGGCCTTCGGGCTGGAAGAGACCGGGTTGATCTCGAAGGCTTGCAGGGCAGCGAGGTCGCCCGCCTCCACCAGCGCCACAATCTGTGCCAGCTTGGCACGAAACCGCGCGTGGGTCGGCTTGGAAAAATCAGGCGGCTGCGGCAGCGCACCGGTCTGCGCCTGATTAAGGGTGGCCTGCCGCTTGCCGTTGATCGGGGCAATCGCGGCCGTCGGTTCGTTGATCGTCGCAGGGATCGCGTCCGCAGTCATTTCGGTGTTGCCATAGTCCAGTACCAAAATTAGTCGGGCCTCGGCCTGCTCGAAGGTGTCGGCGGTCAGGATCGACGTAAAGGCAAGGGCGGCGCGCTCGTCCCCGATCCGGGCTGCCAGCAAGCGGGCAAAACTGTCGCCCGCCTTCTTGGCGCTAGTGGCCGGTTCGATCGCGGTTTCGGAAAGGCGCTGGGCGAGCGTGTCGATCTGCGCGGCGGTGAGGGCTTTGGTTTTCATGATGGGGTTCCTTCAGGCGTTGGTGATGTGGGCGGAATGGCCGAGGGTTGTGACCGCGTAGATCATGGTGCGGCCGTCGCCGATCGATGCGCCAAAGGCTTGCGCCTCGGGCAGGGTCGCGAATTGCTCGCGCGTGCGGGTGGCGGGCGTCCGGCCGCGGGCGGCGACGAAGTGGGCGGCGTGCGTCAGGCAGAATTCTTCGTGTGTTGTCAGGGATTTCATGGCGGTCTTCATGGCGATCTCCAGTGCGTTGCGATGGCTGCAGACAGCGGTTGATTTCAAAAGAGAGCAACTCCTAAGTCACTGAATAAATGAGGTTTCGGTCAGAATGGGAGTGTCTCGGCGAAGCTATGCCGCGCAGCGCGGCGTCCCGGAAGCGGCAGTGCGCAAAGCGATCGCCACCGGCCGGATTACCACCCTGCCGGACGGTACGATCGATCCTGCGCGGGCGGATTCCGAGTGGGGCGCCCAGACCGATCCGGCCAAGCAACGCGGTCAACATGCCCGCCAGATGGGCGCTGAAACGGCGGCAGGCACGGCCAGGGCGGCAGCGAGCAAACCAGTGCCGCAGGCGGCGATCAGGGCTGTGGCGGATACGCTGCGCGACGCTGGAACCGACCCACGACTACAAGCGCCGTGGCACCACCACGCTCTTCGCTGCGCTGGACGTCAAGTCAAGTCGGGTCATCGGGGAATGCATGCCGCGCAACCGCGCACAGGAGTTCCTGAGCTTCCTCCGCCGTATCGACCGGGCGGTGAAGAAACCCCGCGACATCCATATCGTGCTCGACAACTAAGCGATCCACAAGACGCCAGAGGTGCTTGCCTGGCTGGAGAAACATCCGCGCTTCAAGCTGCATTTCACGCCCACCAGCGCGTCCTAGTGGATTGACCGGAACGAAGGAGTCCGAATTTGAATTCCGTTGTATTTCCAGATGTGCGATTGAGGGAGATGCGCACAGGAATTGGGTTTATCGTATCGTCAAATGACCGCCTTCGTCTTGCGGCGATCATTTCGGCTCCGTCTTCGCCGCAGAAGTATGTCTGGCGGGCGCGGATTGTGCTTTTGTCCGCCGACGGGACTGGCACCAGCGCGATCATGTCTGCG